TTGTTTGTTGGAGATAAAGTAGCTTGTGAAGCTTTTTCATATGATATTCCATATGGTGCATATACTTTTCTTTGTCTAATATATAATGTATCTTGTCCACCGTTTTTTGATGGATTTCTATCCATTTCATAAGGAACTTTTACGCCTAAATCTTCATAATCGATTGAGCCTGCACCTAGTGCATATGTTGTATATTTTGTATGTGCTTCGTCTGATAGTTCATAGTAATTTGCAATGCTTTCAACAACGGGGCTTGCAACTGCTGTATATTTTGTTCCTGATTTTGTATAATATGTTTTTCCAGCTACAATGGCTGTATCAGCTGTTTTTATATATGTTGCTTCAACTTCTTCTGTTGGCATATCATCATCAATTACTACTAATTTACCGTTCCATGTTCCTAAATCTAATTCTCTTGTTATTCCATCTTTGTCAGTATATTTTAAATGTTCTAATAAATTTAAATTTTCAAGGTTTGTTGCAACATCTGAATGTGTAAATACTAAAGCAAATTTCTTTTTATTAGCTCCACAGGCTTTGTTTGTTGCAGAATTTAATGTTGTTGCTCCTACATTTCCTTTTACTTCCATTGTATGTTTATTAACAAACTCTAAATTTTTATCTCCTGTCATTGAGAATATACCTTTTAACACTGATAATATTGTATCTTGATCTAATCCGTCTTTATATTCTGCAATTTGTTCAGCAACATTTTGCATAAAATCTTTTCCTCCTGTAATATCATAAGAAAAGTCTTTTTCTATAAATCCTTTTGCTCTACCAACAACTACAACACCTCTTTCAAATGTTTTTGTTGATGTTGCTGTTATATCTGTTTGTCCATCATAATTTACTGCGTCACCTTCTAACAATCCACGCATTGCAATTCTTGCATATGCTGTACCATCTTCATCAGAAAATACTTTTCTAATATCTTCATTTCCTGTTAAAGCTCTTGATTTCTTTAACTCATTTGTTTTTAAGTTTGGTATTCTATCAACTGAATACTTAAATGCTTTTTCATTAAAACTTTTTGAATCAAATTTTCCCATTTTTTATTACCTTCCTTTTTTATAAATTTACTTCTGGGTGTTTATTTAGATATTCCGCCAATTCTGTATAGCTCATTTGGCTTATATCTTTTTGAGTTACCCTTTCTCCTGTTTGTGGTGCTGGCTCTTTAGAATACTCATTTATTGCTTTTTCTCTGTCTGCTTTTGATACTCTCTCAAATATGTCCAATTTAGAATTAATACTTTCAGCAGTTTCTCTTGAAAAATCAATAGTTTCTATGTATCCTAATGAGATTCCCCTTTGACTTGCTTGACGAATTGTTTCGTCTTTTAGTCTATAAGCATTTAGTTCATTTTCAGCTTTATTTGCTCTAGCTCTTTCTTGCTCTAGTTCATAAGACTTTTTTTGGTCTTCATCCATTTTTGCAAGCTTATCCGCTTCTGCTTTTTTAGCTTCCATCTCTTCTAAAATTGCTTGTCTTTCTTTTTGCTTTTCAGCATTAATCATTTTGTTTACTTCAGCTCTTGTAAAAGTTTTTTCTTCTACTTTAGGTGTTTCAACTTTTTCCTCATTCTCGGTAGTAGGCACCATATCTTTTTTTAGTTCTTCGTTATTTTCCATAACCATTTCCTCCTTAACTTTTACGGTGTTATAACCAAACTATTTAACTTTTTACGGAAGTCTAACCAAACAACAGACAGTTTAAAGCCATATCTAGGGCATAAAAATAAGAGCTAGTCGACTTAGCTCTTGATTTATAATTATAAAATGTTAATAACTTATTTATTTTTTTCTTTAATACTAAAGTGTATTGCACACCCAATTATTATCACTATTTCTGCCAATATTGTGGATATTACACCACATACAAATGGATTTATATACATATTATTTTCCCTCCTCTTCATATATTGCTATATAATTTTTCTTTATATTAAAGTTAGTTACCTCATCTGGTGTTAATTTTGCATTAATCTCAATATTTGCAACACATTTTAAATCATTTGTTATATCATCTGCTCTTTTTATTAATTCTTGTCCAATTGCTATAATAGATTTTTTTACATTTTCTCTTTCCACTGGAATTAATGGTTTTTGCATATTTTCCCCTTCTTTCTATATAAAAAATTATGCTAAATACATTATAGTTGATCTGCAATAATGAAAATGATGCTGAATTGGTGGCAAATTTAATCCTTGTACCAATCCTTTGCACCTAATTCTTTGTAATCTTAAATCTTTTTGTGTATTACCGTAATACCTATCGAACACATTTTCTTTATTTATATAAAATTCTTGATTGTTTAGACTATTGCACATCAATGTTGTTTTTTCATCTTCTACGGCTATAAATCTTACTTTTGCATTATCTTCTGCTACTAACTTTATGCCTTCGACTTTTGCTAGGTTATTTAGTCCAATCATCTGTAAATCAACTGCACCTGATATTTTGTTATTATTTATATTAAGTCTTTGGTTATTTTGCCTATTTATTATTGTTTGAAACTCATTAGAATCAATTTCTAGGTCTTTTTTTTGTTGTATATTTAAAATTACTTGTTTATATATTTGTTGTGTATTGTACTGTATTGTTGCTTCAATATACTGCTTCCAATTAAAGCCACTATAGTTTGGTTGATCTAACAATGCAAGGAATAAAGCCATCGTTAATATTGATGGCTTTTTCTTTTTGTTTACCTCTTGTTGACCCTGTTCGTAATAATAATTGGCATCTTCATACATTATTTGTGTTTCTTGTTCTTCAAGTTTGTTTTGCTCTTCTATATATGCACTATAAATTAGTAATTCTAATATTTCACTACTTTTTACTCTTGTTCTTTTATAAATATTGTTTGCTAATGCAGTAAAATAGTTATTATTCTTTAATAATCCTTGTTCTTTCCATTGTTCTATATATGTATTTATTCTTTTCTTAACTTTATTGGTTGCAATATCATATATATTCTCTTGTGTGAAATTAAACGTATCAAAGATTTCTTGTAAGCGATTTTGAGTTTGTTTTGATGCCTTGTTATATAATTGTTTTAATTCTTGCATTTTTGTATCGTGATAATTCCATATGTTCATATTAAACCCTTTCATAAGTATTCTTAAATATTTCTGGTTTACATGGATATATCTCACCTTGTATTCCTTTTATTATATAATCTCCGTAATTCGCATGCATAACTCCTTCTAATGTTTGTATATCGGCATTAGTATCATCGTAATGTTGAAAACCTGTTGATTTTCCATGTAATATAATTTCATTACTTGATACTTTATCCATAAACCAGTCTGGAATAAAATCTATTCCTAATCTAAATGCTTCTATTTCTATTGGAATTTTTCTATATTTCATTTATATTCCTCTATTCTTTATTGATTTACTTATTAATAACTTTTGTTTGCTCTTTCTTATTGTCTGCTGTTAGTTTTTGTGCTTTTTGTGTGTCTGTCAAATCTGTTACTTTATCGTCCTGTTTGTCTTCTTTGTTATCTTGCTCTACTCCTGTTTGTCCCATCATTTGCATTTGTTGTAAATTCTTTTGAATATTCTCTTCATTTTGTAAGTCCATTTTTGCTAACTCACTTGTACTATCTAAATCAAGTCCTAATAAGTTTATGACCGTATCATCACTTACTAATCCTCTTATTTTTAATGCATTAGTAATCATTGTTGCTACATCAGAAGGTAAATTTCTATTTAGTTTTATTTCAATATCTCTAAAATCATATGTTTTACCTTTTTCTTTATTGAATTTTTCTAATATTATTCTCCATCTTCTTTTTAAACCTTCTTCGAAATCTCCTTCAAATGTTGCTATATATTGTTGTAAACTAAAGAATTTCTTTTCAAGTGCTGCATTATTATCTGCTTGTGTAAAACCTAAATCTGTCATATTAGGGCAAAATGAACACAAACAAATAATATCAATCAATGTCTTTTTGTGATTTTGTAATGCCGTATCGTTTACATTCTTTTCAACCCAAGCTATATCACTATTTACATCTTTATTTCCATCAAAATATCTTACTCTACTTGTTAATACATACTCATCTTCTTTTTGTCTTGCAGGGTTTATAATATCTTCGCCTTTTTTATTTTGTATAATCATCGGATTTTCTGGTGTATATCCTATAACTTTCAATATTGCTTCATCATTATATTTAAATACATTTCTTGAATTTTGAATACATCTCTCATATGCTCTTATTAAACTGATTACAGGTTCAAAAATTGCGATTCCATCGCAATTTTCTATTGCTGTTGCTGGTATATCATCGTCCCATTTTTTAGGTTGTTTTTCTTTTATGTTTTCTTTAAATAATGGTTCATCTTTAAATTTTTGTTCATACGCTAGTGTACCAAATATTTTTCTTTTTTCAGGTGTATCGTAATAATATCTTTTTCCATCTGCTGTTGTTAATTCTATCATTTGTTGATATTCACCATTTGCCATATATGTACGAATTATTCTGTATATACCTATTAAATTCTTTTTAGCTGAATAATCCCATATAGCGATAGTTTCTAATGCATCACTTCTTGCTATTGTTATTTCTCCTGTTTTTTCGTCTTTATAGTATATTTCATAGCAAGCTCTTTTTATTAAGTAATCTAATACTATGTGTAAGAAATGTGAGCCATCATTATTATAATCCACTATATGTTTTATTAGTTCTTCTATTTCTTTTATTTCCTGTTCATCGTTAGTATTATGGTTAAATAATTCTTTTATTATCTTGTCTTTGTCTGCATTAAAAGCTTTTACTTTATAAGTTGGTGCTTTCCCTCCGAAATAACCAGCAGACATTATTGATATATATCTTTCTAGTGGTACTTTTATATCTTCATCATCTAAGCTTGCTAATTCTTCGTCTGTTAGTTTTCTTCTGAACTTCTCATATAGTTCTTTTCTTACATCTAATTCTCGTTGTGCTTTAAAATATATATCTGTTATACTTCTTTCTTCTGCTAATTTTTCTTTGCTATATCTTAACATTATTTCCTCCAATCAAAAAAACACCTACTTAGTAGATGTTACATTTTTATAAATGATTTATTAGTCATTGCCATATTTGTATTTTTAGGTTTTGGATTTTCATATACACCAGTCAAACAATCTTCTGCATCATCATGTTCATTTTTCCCAGTTCTTACATAATGTTTTAAATGCTTTGCAAACTCTGGCCATTTGTCTTCCCAATTAATAGGAAAATACACATTGTTCATTACTCCTGTTGAATTGCTTAATATTCTTGCAACTTTATTGTCTCCCTGATGAAACCATCTAACATTTGTATGCCTGTTACCTAAATTCCTTAAATTTGTTATTACATTTCTTGCAAATCCTCTACCACCATTATTACTTTCTATGTTTGCATTTCCAACATTGTCTTTCGTTAGCATTTCTGCAACTGCTGGCTCTGTTACTTCCATTGCTTCTTGTGTATAAATCACATTTAATATGTAATATTCTTCATTATACATTTGATAATTAATTGAACATAAGTAATCATCACCTTCATCTGCTGTATCTGTATAATTCATAATATAATGTGCTGATGGTAGTTTCTCATAAGTTTTAAATGTTGTATACAATCTATTTTTTACATCTATTGGTTCTTGTTGATAGTTAGCATATATAATGTCTTTGTTCATATTTTTTGTTTTTAATTTATAGTCTTCTTTATTCAATATTGCCTCACACAACATTGAACCATCTTCTTGAACTGCTTTATAGTTTATATGTCTCACATTGTCATAGTTTTCTAATATATAACCTGCTAAGTCATTACTAGACCATCTTGTCATAATAATTATTAACTTAAATCCTGTTTCTGTTCTTGACAGCATTGTATTGTTAAACCAATCTATTTGTTTTTGTAATACATTTTCGTTGTATGCCTCTTCAACATTCTTTATTAGGTCATCTATTATCATTAAAGTACATCCAAAACCAGTTGCAGTCCCTTTGGGTGATGTTGCCAAATAATTTGCTTGTCCACTTCCATCTAGTGCCCATTTATTTGCACTAGATTCGCCAAATTTAATTTTTGTATTAGAAAATATGTCATTATACACTATTATTCCTTCTGTCTTTTCCGATGCTATTGTGTCTCTTACTGATTTTGCAAATGTAGTTGATAATATTTCATTGTATGATCCAGTCATCACTTTTTCTTTATTGTTATTTCCAAATACCCACTCAACAAGTTTGCCAGCTGTTCTTGACTTTCCATGCCTTGGTGGCATGTTTATTACACAAATTCTATCATCACTTTCGTAAAAGTCTTGTAATTCATTACACATATTTTTTAAGAATTGTCTATCATCTTTATAAAAATCTGGTGCAGTTAATTTACAGTATTCAAAAAAATCACGTCTGGCTAATTCCAAACGTGCTTGTTTTTTTAATTCTTCTCTTAGACTGTTATTCATTTAATATCTTTCTCAACTCTTCTGTTGTCATTCCTGAAAATGGATTATTAACTTCTCCAGATATATTCAATTTGTCTTGTGGTTTTTCACCTATTGTATCTCTTAACAATTCAAATGCTTTTGTATTGCCTTTTATTGCTTCTTTCCATAACGCAAATACTGCACAACTTTTATTACTTACCTCTTTATCTGCAAATCCAAATTCTATCATCTGCTGTTTTAATCTTTCATCTGACACTTGCCCATCTAAAAACTTGCTTATTATTTCTTTAAATGTTTTATTTTGTTGTCTTTTCTTTCCACTTGCTTTTCCACCTTTTCTGCCTCGTTCTCGTGCTTCTTCCGAGGTTGGAGGTCTTAAATTTTGTTCATTTGCCATTTAATTCACCTTCTTACTTTTTCTACTTAGTCCAAGCTTTTTTATCTTTTAGATTTTATTTTGTTTCTACTTATTTGCTCATATTCTTTATTCTTTTATTTTATCTATTTGCTTTTGAGGATGCTTCTTTGCGTTGTTTTTATATGGTATTATAGCTCCTATATTGATTGTTTCTATCTGTAACTTATCCATGTTAGTTTCCGCCTCTTAAACATTCATCTTTAATTAGATACGGGCAATAAACTTTTTTGTCTTTTAGGCTTGTTATAATTAAAAAAGAACAATTTCTACAATTCGCAGGTAACTGTTCTTTTATACTGTCTAATCTTTCTCTATGCTCTGCTTTTTCTTGTGCAGTGTACTGTTCTATTGCTAACTTATCGTTATAGACTAATTTTCTTGCACACATACTAAATCTCCTTTTATATTCTTTATTATTTTACAATCTATGTCTTTATTGCAATTCTTACAGTTTTTTTCTTTAAATTCTTTTAATTTTTCTTCCATAACACTACACACCTTTCTAAAAAAACACTAAACAATAATATAATTATAGGATATGTTAGATTCTATGTTATATTATTGTTTACTATATTTTTAAGACTTAACTAGGATTGTCTTATTTTGCATTTAAATACATTTTTTGAACATATATGGAAAATTATATATCAATTGCCTAGTATATTGATATTATTAATAAATAAAAAAGAACTAGCTATGTTATA